GTTTGAAGAGCTTTACGAGCGCCTACAGCGATTTGCCGCCAGAGGTATTAATGTCACTGTCAAGCCCCAATCCGATCCTACCGCCTCCCGTGTGGTATCCGGGTATACTAAAGAACAACTCAACTTGCTGCAAACAGGATTTCCCCAAAAAATCCCAGACGAATACAAAAAATTAATACCACTATTACAAGTAGAATTACAAGACAAAGACGGTAACAAGTATTATGTGGACCAAGCAGAACGCTTTAATTCCTTTGGATTTAACAAGTTCAAAGGATGGTATTGCAATGCAGGATACCAAGGATGCGTCATTAGAGAGAATGAAGTTAAGCGCAGCTACAGTTGCCACGATGAACCCTTAGGCACGTTAGACGGCGGCTTTGAGCTGTTTAAAGGACCTTCTAAGTGTATCACACCTACTTGTGTAAGTAGTGCAGACAGTAAATTACCAAAGGTAAAGTATGAAAGTTGATATACAAGACGTATTATTTTGGATGGATGCAATCCGTAATAGCGAGGATCGCTATCGTACTCTAGAAAGCTTTTGGAAAGGACAAGTTAATAGTAAAGTATGGCTTGCAGAATCTCTAGAGCAGTTTATGCTATACGATAAACAACGAATTGCTATCTATGGAGGCTGGAATGGCGTACTTGCTAGTATTCTTTTTAATAGCAAATTAAAAATAGAATATATTACAAGTGTAGATATTGATCCTGTATGTGAGGAAATTGCAAATACTGTAAATAAAAAATACGAGATGGAAAAAAGATTTCGAGCATTAACAGCAGATATGTGCGATGACAGGATTTCTTTTATGTTAAAATTTTCTAACATAGTTATTAACACAAGTTGTGAACATATTACACAAGATCAATATGATAAGTGGTTAGATAATCAGCCAAATGATGCATTGTTTGTAATACAAAGCAATAACTATTTTGATCATGAAGAACATATACGATGTTCTACTGACTTAGATGATTTTGTACGCATAAGCAAAATTAAACCGTTGTGGCAAGGCGAGCTCGAAACACCAAAATATGCACGTTATATGATTATAGGTAAAAAGAAAAATGTTTAAGTTTAATGAATTACAAAATATTCATTTAGAAATAACAAATAGATGCCAAGCTAGTTGCCCAATGTGTAGTAGAAACTATCACGGCGGATTAGAAAATCCATTGATTAAAAATCAAGATTGGACAATTGATGATTTTAAACATATCTTAACTAGCGAAGTACTACACCAAATAAACAGTTTTTACTTTTGTGGAAATTTTGGTGATCCTATTATTAATAACGACTTAGCAGAAATGTGCAGCTATGCAACTGATGTTAAATCTAATATAGAAATTAGAATACACACAAACGGCGGAGCAAGAAGTACAGATTGGTGGAAGAAACTTGCAAAAGCATTGCCTAGTAAACATTGTGTTATTTTTGCAATTGACGGATTAGCAGATACGCACAGTCTATATCGTATTGGTACTGACTTTGACAACGTATTAAAAAATGCAAAAGCGTTTATTAATGCAGGCGGTATAGCAGAATGGGCGTTTATAAAATTTAAACATAACGAACATCAACAACTTGCTTGTGAAGCATTAGCAACGGAACATGGCTTTGCTAGATTTACATGTAAAGATAGTGCAAGATTTGTTGCTACTAATAAGTTTGAAGTTTTAGATAAAAACGGTCAGCTTGAATATTACCTAGAGCCTCCTACAGGAAGTAACATAACTCTTATAACCCAAGATGTAATTGACAATTATAAAGATGTACTAGACGCTAGTGAAATAGACTGTTTTGTTTTAAAACAGAAAGAAATTTATATAACAGCACAAAGAGATATTATGCCCTGTTGTTTTTTAGCAAGTACTCCGTATAATTATATACACCCTAATGATTTAGCCAAAGATATTAGACAAAAGATGAAATCACAGCACTCTAGTCTTATTGCAGATTTAGGAAATACTAATGGTCTTGATCGTTCTATAAAAGATGTAATAGATTCTAATTCTTGGCAAACAGTATGGCACAAGTACTGGCATTCAGAAAAATTAATTACATGTGCAAGAACGTGCGGAGTTAACAAACTCAGTAAACCAAAAGATCAGTTTATTGAATATACTAAACTATGATTAAGGAAAACAATGTCTGACCTAAAAAAATATCAATCCGAAATTGCACAAGTAAGTGGTACAGAAACATTTTGTGTGTTACCCTGGATACATATGGCAACTAGACCAAATGGTGATATGCGATTATGTTGCACCTCTAATGCAAGCGGCGCAGGCGATAATCATGAAGTAGGCCTTGTGAAAATGGAAGATGGTAAACCTGCAAACTTTGGTAAACATACTCCTTTAGAAGCATGGAATAACGATTACATGAAAAGTGTACGTACAACTATGCTTAATGGTGAAATTCCTGCAAGTTGTACAGGTTGTTTTAAAGAAGAAAGCCAGGGTATTGTAAGTAAGCGTATTTGGGAAACAGGCACTTGGCACCGAGACGATAATGGTGTAGATATTCCTGAACTCATTCGTCAAACAAAAGAGGACGGTACTGTACCAGAAAATTTAAAATATTTGGATCTAAGATTAGGACATACGTGCAACATTAAGTGTGTAATGTGTAGCCCGCATGATTCAAGTAAGTGGGTTGCGGACCATAAAAAACTTATTCCTGTACTACAAGATCCTGAAGTTAAAAGACAAATGCAATGGGATCGCAAATTGTTTAATAACAAGTGGCACGAGAAAGATTCATTCTGGAAAGAAATTAATGCACAAATTCCTAACCTAAGACAAGTGTACTTTGCTGGGGGCGAGCCTCTAATGATCAAAGAACACAAAATGTTTATTAAAGAAATTATTCGTCAAGGCTATCAAGATAAAATACTATTACGTTATAACTCAAACGGATTACTTGTAGATGAAGAATTAATCGAGTTATGGTCAAAGTTTCATAAAGTTAAATTTGCTGTTAGTGTCGATGCAAGTTTTGAACGTGATGATTATATCCGCTTTCCTACAAAATTTGCTGATGTAGAACGCACATTACATATGTTAGATAATACACCTGACAACATACATATTAGTATGGCAACAGCCGTGCAAATATTCAATATTAAACATATGCCTGATTTTATAAAGTGGAAAATAAACAGTAATTTTAAAAAGATGAATATTGGGTTAGTAGGCGGAGTGCAAATGGGCGGCGGATTAGTTAATATGCACCTAGTACACATACCAACGTTTCTTAATATTACAATACTTCCAGAACAAGACAAACAAGAAGTACGTGAACGTTTTGCAGAACTTAAAACATGGCTATGGGAAAATTATACACAAGACGATGATTTTTGGATACATAATCCATCTGGTTGGCCTAAATGGGAAGGGTTGTTAGCACATATGGATTCGGCAGATAACAGTCATTTACTTTCTGGATTTAAAGAGTATGTAAACAAACTTGATGCTATTCGTGGATTAAACGCAGCAGCTATATTTCCTGAACTAGCACACTTGCTATGAAAGATCTAATTAAAATAGAAACAATAGAGCCTAAAAATAGACTCCGTATAGAGTATATGGTGGGAAACTATTGTAACTATAAATGTTTATATTGCGGTGATTATGCTAACGGCGGAGATACTAGGTGGCCAACTGATTACGAATCATTAATAAAACATTTTACTCATCTATTAGATTTTTATATAGCAAACGGTAGAGATAGATTTGAAGTAAATCTGTTAGGCGGCGAACCTACACTTTGGCCAAACGTTGCTAAATTTGCTAGAGACTTAAAAGCAATGTATAATGTAAAAGTTACAATGACTACAAATGGTAGTAGAACTATTCGATGGTGGGAGAAAAACGCCAAAGCGTTTGATAAAATATTATTCAGCTATCACCACAAAGAAGCTGACTTACCGCATTTTATAAATGTGCTAGACACTGTTTACGATCAAGGAATTCCAATGAACACGTTAGTAATGATGGATCCTACTGTTTGGGATGAGTGTATAGATGCAATAGAACAAATGAAACAAAGTAAAAGACGTTGGTTTATTTGTGCAATGGAAGTTCATCCTCCTCAGTATACCACAGAGCAGCGTGAAGTATTTAAAAAACATGTCAAAAGAAGACCGCCTATCTTAAAAGTTTTAAAAGACGAATGGGAAAATGTTATTAAGGGAAGGACCAAACTAATATATAGTGACGGATCTAAAAAGCGTGTAGAACGTAACTATCTTTCAACAAACAATCTAAATAATTTTAAAGGATGGATGTGTAATATAGGATTAGAAAATATTAATATACAAAAAGATGGAAGAATTACAGGGACTTGCGGAAATTTTGTATATGGCGAACAACAACACTATAATCTATATAATCCTAAATTTACTGAAATATTTAATCCACAGCTTGTACCTAGTCTTTGTGCAAAAACTAATTGTTGGTGCCAGCCCGAAATACTTATGACAAAGTGGAAACTTTAGTTAACGGAATGTCTGCAACACATGTACACCATTTGCGTGTACAAATAATAGGAGCAATAGGTGATTCAAATGTTCCGTTGTATATATTACCCAAACTTCCGCCTACTCTACATGTAGCACGATGTACGTCACCGTCCCAGTTAATCATTAAACTTTCTAAGCCTGCATTACACTTCCAGCCTTCAAACTGATTTAATTTATGCTTGATAACATCATTAGCATGTATCATAGATTCACCTTCGTCTACAACACAGTTTGCTTTTACAGTTGCAGTCTTGCTTAGTACCCATTTTAGATCAGCTTCTTTGTAACGCATGTCGTCGAACCACTCTCGATCATCTGCTTCAGTCCATCTAATACGTCTGCAAACATATGGAATATTATGTCCTTCTAATAATGTAGCTGCTGCTCTAACTTCGTCCATGTGTTCGTGATGCGCCATTAGATTAACTTGATATAGTGTAGCCATGCCTTCCATATCTAGTAGTTGCGAATACCTAACAATGTTTTCAGCAGCTCGTCGACTATGTTCATTATCAAAATGCAAACTAAACACCCATTGGTTTACTGGTTGCTTAATATACCATTCTGGCGAACGCAATCCATTAGTTGTAACACTAAGCCATTGCAACCTTGATCTAGCACATTCTAATATGTCATTAATCTTAGGATGCACAGTCGGCTCACCGCCGGTTAAACTAAGACGTATTGCTTTGCCAATTTTTTCCAATTCGTAGATTGTATTAACCATTTTGTCTAAGTCAGTATGCGGACTAAAGTTATCATGTATTTCTGCAGGACAGTATCCGCAATCTAAGTTACAGCGTTTGCCTATATTCCATTCTACGTGAATACTAGTTTGATGTCCCCATCGGCTTTCTACTTTATACATATGGAATAAATTCTGGATTAGATGCAAGGAAGTCTTGTCCGCGAGTCTCATCTAAACGCTTGTTAAACTCTATACAGTCTTGCCAATGTGTTTCATACATGCATTTTGCTTGTAAGAAGTTAATATTATCTTGTATCTGTTGTAATGTTACAGTTTCTAATAGTTTATGCTGTTTAACCATCGGGTATTCTAATACTTCTGTTTTCATTTGTTCTAAACGTGTTATTACTTTTTGTTTTAATTCTGGCGGCAATACTTGCGCACTTAGACTCATGGGATAAGTTACTCTATGTGAATAAAACACAATACCCATTTTGTTAATAAAGTGATCAATAACTTTATCAATTTGCATAATATTATTTGCTTGTACAGTAAATGCACCAACTACACGACTTACATTAGGAAAGCTCTTAAACACTTCGATGTTTTCTTCTATTACACTAAATTTACCATTGCCCCTAATGTATTCATACGTGTCGTATACCCCGTCTATACTTACGTTTACAGCAATGCTTTTAAACTTAGGCCAATAGTCGTGGATTGTTCTACCACCTTTAATACCTAGCGTAGTGCCGTTTGTAGCGTACTTTAGTTCTATGTTGTCACCATACTCTGCAAGTTTGTCTAGTATCTTATAATGGTATGGATCCATTAGAGGCTCGCCTCCAGCAAACTCTACACGCCTAAAGAATGGTAACAATTTTTCAAATGACGACCACCAGTTTTCTGAGTTATCAAACGGCCCAATATATTGTCCTGGCTTGTCAACTAGTTTGTCTACAATTGGAATTAATATGTTGTCTTCTTTTTTGTAAAAATCTGTAACTTGGTCCCAGTCTTTCCAACTTGTACTGTCCAAAGGATTGCACATACGGCACCTTAAATTACACAAGTTATTCAGCTTAATTTCCATAGTAGGAAGCTCAAATGGCATTGTATAATCTTCGTCTAGTGCGTCTAATGCATCGGGGTACAAGTTTATACGTGCTTCAGGTATGACCCCTGCTATATGACGCTGTCGTAAGCTCTGTACACCCTGATCTTCTAAGTCAAAGCACGGTTTACATACTTCTGGACGCTCGTCATTAAGTACTTGCTTACGCACTTCACGCATAGCATTGCCATTCCATACTTCTTCTAATGTTTCATTTTGTATGTAACCAATAGGCGCACTTCGGCAGCAAACTTTAATAGCACCATCTTCCCTAGTAGCTAATCCTGTAAAAGGATGCATACAGAATGTACAACTTTTAGACATTATCTATTCCCCATTGACGTTCTTTGCACCAAAAACATTCTCCACATTCTGGTACATGTTGTCCTGGTATATATGTAGTATAATCCAAACCTTCAAACTCTCCTTCGCAACTACGAGTAAGATTTAATAAGTCTACGATATCGTTTTCGTAGTACTGCCGTATGATCCAATCCTTTTTAGTATACACGAAAGGATGACAAATGTCAACCCCGTTATGTACAAAATGAGGAACCAACACACCTTCGTTACGTTCTTCCATTTCTCCAGGTATAGATATATCAGGATTCATATTTACACCACCGTATAATGCGTCTAAGTTATATTGATGTGCAATGTATTGATTATGCGAACGTAATATAATCCTATTACCTGATTTCATTTTACCATACTCGTCTTTGATAAGGTAATCAGTAGGCTCTTCTAATTCAGGCGGTATAAAATTTTTATGTACTATAAAATTATGGTCAAACTTATTTTCAAACCAGTCAATTACTCTGTCAACAACAGGGCCTTGCCATGGTCTTGTTTTCCACATGCGTATTTGGTTAGTGATATGTATATCTGTAGTTGTACTTACGTTTTTACATATTAAGTAAGCAAGTATTGCACTATCAGCACCACCACTAAGACTAAT